GGCAATTGCATCGCGGTAGCGCCACGCCAGCCACAGCGCGAACAGGACGGCGACGGCCAGCACGGCAGGGCCAACCCACGCCAGCGCCGGGTCAATCTCTGCCCCGGCCTGCACCGCGCTTTCGGTCCCGCCCAAGGCGGCAGCGGCGGCGGGCTGCTTGGCTTTCGCACGCGCGTCCAGCATGCGCTGCAGGGTCGAGAGCGTGGCGCGGCCCACGATGCCGTCGACGGTCAGATCATGGTCGCGCTGGAAAGCGCGGATCGCCAGCAGATCGAAACCGCGCGGGTCATCCATCACCTCGTAGCCCAAAGCCTTGAACCCGGCGCGGGCGGCGTCCAGTTCGGCGCGGTCCAGCTCGACCACCATCGTGGCCAAACCCGGTCCCTCGACCCGCGCAGGGCCAGTGCCATAGTCACCATCCGCGAGAAGGTCGTATTCCTCAGCGCGGCGTCGGGTCAGGCCGGGCAGCACGCGCCCGCCGCCCTTGTTCCAAGCGGCCAAATTATGCTCGACCCGACCCCAATTCCGGTCGATCCAATGCTGCACCCAAGACGCGCGGCCAATCGCGCCGGTGTTGAAATGAAAGCTGACGCCTGCGTCGAATTCGTGCTGCTTCGCGCCCGGCATGGTGCGCTTCACGGCGGGCTCATAATTCTGGCGCAGCGCCTTTTGCAACAGGCCCGTCGCCTCGGCGCGGCTGATCACCATCCCCGCGCGCGGCTTGACCACACCGGACGCCGCGGTCAGCCCGGCACCAATGGTCCAAACGTCAGCCGGGCAGCGATAGGCTTTCAGAACCACCCCTTCGTGACGTTCCAGAAATGCCACGCCTTGCGCACTCGTTTGCATGAAAAAGCCCCCAGTTTGCTTGGGGGCACATTCGCAAATCAGGCGCGAGACTTATGCCTCGACAGATGTCAGGGGGCGGGTGTCAAGCATCCGCGCGGGCACTGTGGCAGACAGACCTATGGCCTGTCAAAGGGCAGTTTTGGCTGCCGCGATCCGGCCTCTGCCTCAATCTCGGCGCGCAGGCGCGACACCGTGCGCATGTGCATGTCGCAGGCAAGCGCGACCTCTTGCAAAGACGCGCCCCGGCGCAGCATGGCACGGGCGTCTTCGCGGCGCGCGCCTTGGCCGCGCAGATGCGCGCAGGGCAGCACGATCTTGCCGGGGCCGATGGCCTCGGCCAACTTGGCGGCGGCATCCTCGCCCACGATCCGGGCCAGCAGCGATCCGGGCACGCGCTGCGGGATATGCAACTCGCACCCGCCGCGCCGCTGCAACAGGCGCACGGTCAGGTCCAGCCCGATCACGCGCTCTATATCGCCTGCGATGCCGGGCAGTTGTGTCATGGCCGTGCGCGCCCCCGACGCTTACGACCGGTGCGAATATCGGGGCGGTTGGCGATCAGCACCGTGACCACGACGCCGCCCTCGATCTTGTAGTTGATCCCGTCCAGCGTCAAACCGCTGGCACCCAGATCAACGGCATGGTCCACCCGGTGGCCGATGGTGCGGCGCACATGCTCGACATCGATGCCCTGCACGCGCTCCAGATAGCGCAGCACAGCATGGTCGGTCACGCGGGTGCGGGGGTGCTTCATTTGGTCACCGACAGGCCGTGGCGGCGACACATGGCTTTCAGCGCCTCCAGCAGGGCGGCGATCTGGTCGGCCTCGCGCAGCGCGTCCACATCGACCGGGACCGCGCCCCATGCCGCCTCAAACCGCGCGCAGATGAAGGCGTTGAGCGCACGCCTGCCGGGCGTGACATGCCCCGCGCGCCCCAGTTTGCCCCAGAGCGCGTGGATATAGCGCAGGTCGGGCCGGTCTGCGCGGGGCTTCCAGTTGGGGTTTTTCGGCGGCGTGTAACCTTGGTTTTCAAGGGCGGTTAAAACCGCCTTCAAATCGGCCTCGGACATGTCGCGCATGCTGGCCTTGCCTGTCACCTGCTCTTGCAGGGCGCGCCGGGTCTCGGCATCCAGCCCCAGCGCGCGGCAGCCCATATGGACCTTGCGTTGCAGGGCGCGGGCGGTCACTGGCCTGCCTCCACACCGCCGAACAGAGCGCGGGCCACACGTGTCGCGTCCGTCTCGGCCGGGCTGCCATGCACGGCCAGCGCGCGGGCTTTCACCTTGGCGCGCATGTCGCCTTCGATGGCCAAGAGCGCTTGCTCCAGCAACTCCCGCAGGCTGATCGTGTAAACCCGGCGGTCCACCCAAACTTCGATCTGATGCGCCTGCACGGTCAATCGAAACTTCGCGGGACGGCCAAGCACTTCGCCTTCGCCAATATCGTGCACCATCGACAGGCTCTTGCGGTCGGATGCGTCGATCAGCGCCGCCTCGATCAGGGCAATCTGTTCAGGCATGAAGCTCTCCATTCTCTGGGTTGGACAGGCGCAACAGCGCATCGGCCACTACGCGCTTGGCCTGTTCGGGGCAGCGCAGTGGCGCGCCCCGTTCATGGCGGACGATCTCTGCCACCAGCAGCATGATGCCGGGGGTCAGGGTGATCTCGATGGTTTCGGTGCCATCAGGCATCAAACTTGCCCCCGTTTGGCCCTTTTGCAACAAAGCGTTGGAACGCAGCCCGCGTATTCTTTTCGTAATATCGTAAGGCGCTTTTAAGCGACTTCGACGGGGTGTTTGGACACGCCGCCGCCGCAGCAGCTTGAACATTCGAGGACGCAAACATGAGGGCCAGAGCAAGTTGTGGAGTGCTCTGGGCCATAATGATCAGTTGCTTTGCCATCTCATTGACGGCGACCATGTCTTCATCGGAAGGTTGCTCCATGACGCTCACGCCTTCGCCAGATCGATGGTCACGGTCTCCCAACGCGCATCGGGCGTCGGGCGGTGCTGGCAGCGCACATAGACCTTCGACCCGACCACCCGCATCGCATCGCGGATCGCGCGCATGGCTTCCTGCCAGCGGGCGTCTTCAATCTCCAACCGGAGCAGCATGAAAATCTCCGAGCGGTTGATCTGGCCCGCTTTGTCGGTATTGAACGCGCGGGTCACGATGGCGCGGATTTCGGCACGCGCGTCTGCCGCCCATTCGTTCAGGCACTCATCGACCAGTTCCTTGGCGATCTGCAATTGCGGGCCAAAGTTGATATGATCGGCCACCTGCACCTGCACCTTGAACAGCCCGTCATGGCTCATGAAGGTCTTGTTGCCCTTGGCACCGCCCTTCGTGACCCCGTATTCCTGCCGCAAAAGGGCTTCCAACGCGCCAAGGTCTTCGAACGTATGCGCCTTGAAGCGCGCGATCTGGTCGGACAACGCCATGGCGTAGCCGATGATCCTGCGCACCGTCTCGTCTTCAAGCTGGTCGGCGGGTGCGATCATCTCGATCGGCACAAGGTTGCCCTTGGCGTCGGGCATGTAGATCTTGCCATTGGCCTCGATCAGGGCATCGGGGATCGGCATGGGGGTGAATTCAGACATCTTTCGGTCCTTTCGATTGGGTGATTTGCAGGGCCTGCGCGCGCGGGAACAGATCGCCCTCGGGCGTGGGTTTGCCGGGTTCGATAGGGCTCATGCCAAGCAGCGCCAGCATGCCCGCCATGGCCTCGACCTCGTCGCGGCTGACCATGGTCGCGCCGCGCGGGCCAAGCTGGTCGACCTTGCCCAGCCCGCGCGCGGCGCGCTCGGTCATTTGGGGGATGGTCCAGCGGTCAATCGGCATGGCCACCCCCGCGCGCTTTCTCGATGATTGCTTTGGTCTGCAGGGCGGCGCGCATATTGGAACGCGCGGCAATAGCCTCGGCGCGGTATTCTGCGAGCACCTTGTCTAATTTGGCCTGATCGTCCAGCGCAGCCGCAATGATCCGGGCGGCAACCACAAGAATGGCATTAACCCTCTCGTTTTTATGTGTGCGGTGGATAAGCTCAGCGACATACCGATTGACCAGCAACTGGTCGAACGGTGGGTTGGTTCTAGGCGTCTTGGGCATCGGCCTCTCCTTTCGTAAAACGCGGGCACCGCTTGCAGGCGCGATACATGCGCACCCGCAGGGTGTTGGTGGATTGAAAATGCCGGGCCTTGGCCATCCAGTCGTGGCACTCGTGCAGGGGCAGCGCGCCCAGCTCTGGGCAGCGCACCGTCTCGGCCATGAAATGCCCGCGAAACAGTTCCTCGACCGCGTGCAGGTCGCCCGGATACTTGTTGCGAAGCACTTGGCTGATCAGGGCCGCAGACCGGCCCAGCCGTGCCGCGACCTTGTTCTGGCTGGTGGCCGCGCATTGCAGCGCCATCCGCTCGACCCAATCGGGCAGCGCGTCACCCCATGCCGCACGGGCCACATCGACCGGGCCGCTCATAGGCCACCCGCCACATGCGTGATCTGGCTTTCGTTGGGGTCATAGACCGCGCGCACGCGGCGCTCTACCGGCGCCAACGGGCCAGAATTGCGCGCCAGACGATAGGTCGCCTCGCGCCGTCCCGGCAGCGCCTTTTTCAGCACATGCAGATAGCCCGCGCGCGACAGCATCTGACAGTAGCTTTGCGCAAAATCCCGACGCACCTCGCAGGTGTCGGTGCTGGCATGGGCCGCGATATCGGTGGGCGTAAACGACCGCAGGCGGCGCATCGCCGTCCAGCAATTGCCCTGCGCGGTCTCGGCCCGGCGCTTGCGGCCATCGGCGCGCAACTCGGCAGGGACCTGCCCATCAGCCACAACCCGAAACCGCAAAGCGCGCTTTGGCCCTTTGTCCAACTCGACCGCGCGCTCTTGGCGCAACCATGCCTTGACCACGTTCTGCACGGTCGACAGCGACACCTCGGCCCGTGCGGCCAGATCGGCATAGGTGAACTCGCCCAGCTCACACGCGGCGGTCCAGATCAGCGCGTGACGAGCCGCGCGGTTGTCATGCGTCATGCTCATGCCAAACCTTTCAGTGGTGTTGGCGCTTCGCCGGTGAAAAATTGCCGGGCATCCCAATCCTCCAACGTGATTGTCTCCAGCCCGCGCACGCGCGCGTGTTCCGCAATACGTGCAATATTGATGCTGATCCTCCGAATGGACCGCTGGCTGTGCTTAAGGATCGCCGCGTGCATCTGGCTGTCGAACGCGATGCCGCTGCCATAGCTTTTACAAAGCTGATTTACGTCATCCAGCGTGGCCTCTTGAGCTCGGACCCAGTCAGTCATGCGCCCGTGAATGCGCTCCCAGCGCATCAGCTTTTGCGGCAACAACTCCTCACCAATCAAAATCACCGGGGACTGGCTGCTTTCGTGGATATCGCGCACGATTTCGATCATGTTGCGGTCCACAAGGAAATCCGCCTCATCAATGATCAGGGTCGCGCCGGTTACGGCCAAGTGTTCACCGATCTGATCAACCATGTCGCCGATTGTCTTTTCTGGGCGCAGGCTCATTTCAGCAAGCGTCGCTTCGCAGAATTTCTTCCGCGCCCAAGTTGATTTGACCTGCACCTGGTATGCTCGCCGGGCGTTCTCGGCATGACACGCAGCTGTTGTCTTACCGTAGCCAGAGTGCCCGTAAAAACACGCCATTCCCGGCAAACCGAAAGCTCGGTTTTCCAACCGATCTATCAGGGCAATCAACGCTGTTACGTTCCGCAACGGCGCAACGTTGTTTACTATCTGCCTCTCTTCTGTCATCGTCTTCTCCATTCTACCGCTCTATGCCGCCGGTGGCGCAGCCACGCCCCGGCGGTTCTTCATCCGAGGTAGGACACCCCGAAATCCTCCAACATTTGCCGATGCGCCCGGTATTCGGACGTCTGCGAATACATTGTCAGGAAGCGCTCTTGCTCTGGCGCAAGCGCCTCACCGGCCTCGCGTTTGGCCTCCAGTTCCAGCGCGCGCTTGAACCGGTCCATGTCGCTCTCGACCGTCACGCCGGGCTTGGCGCGCCGCGCCTCCAGATCGGCCACAACCGCCGCATGCGCCTCTGTCAGATCGGGCGCAAGCGCCGCCTCTGGCGCGGGTCGCGCCCGCTTGTCGAAAACAGGGCGCACCACCTTGGCCTCGACGGCAGGTGTGGGCGCGGGCAACGCCGCCGCGTCCAGATCGGCCCCCAGATCGCGGGCACGCAACTTGCGATGCGCCTCCATGGCGGCGCGCTCGGCCTTGACGAACGCAGCGCGTTCCCGCGACGTGCGGCGCGCATCGTCAATCGACAGGAAGCCGCCTTTTTCACGCGCGGGTGCGTGGCCCAGATATTCGTTTTGCGCCGAGTAGACATGCAGCCCGTCCCACAAGTCGGCGGGGTCAAACCGGGCAACCACGCGGGTGCCCGCGATCTCGTGCATCCAAGGTGCCCAATACTGGTTGCCCTGGAACTTCAACTCGCCGGTCTTGGCGTTTCCTCGCAGACCTTCTGCACCCATCAGCCACAGACGGCGCTGCGCCTCGGTCGCCTTGCGGATCGGCGCGCTCGCATAGCTTTCATCGAACACGGCGCGGAAGCTGCGCCCCCATGCGACCTCGGACCTGCGCCCCTCGCGCAGATTGTGCTCCTGAATGCCCTCTTCAACGATCCGCAGGAATTCGTCCAAGGGCACGGCGCGGTTGCCGTAGTTTTCGGGCTTGGCGTCAATCGTGTTTCCGGTCCAGGCCCCTTCAAGGCGTGGGTCGCGCGCAATCGCGTCGCACATGTCCCGAAAGGCGCGCTCGATGGGCTTGGACTGGCCGCTATAGGGGGTCGCCCAATGGATTTCACAGCCCAGGCTGACGAACAGCCCCGGTATGTCATCCTCGCGCACCTTGAAGCGGAACCGCGTCTGCGCGCCGCCCGTGACCAGCTTGGCCGCGAATTCGCGCCCGTTATCCAAGACCACATGGTCGGGGATGCCCCAATCTTCGATCATGTCACCTGCGGCCAGCATCACGCCGCTGGAATTGGCAGTCAGGTCCAGACGCCACGACAGGATCAGACCAGAGTGAATATCCTGAAACGCCACCATTTGCGGGCGCACGGGCTTGTCTTCGCCGGGCCAGCGCACGAAGACGTCGAATTTGTGATAGTCGGCATTGACCACTTCCATCGCGCGCAATGCCGTCTTGTCGCGCACCTGCGCCGGGAACATCTGTTTCAGCCGTTCCAGACCATAGCGCGCCAGAACCTCGGTCGGGCGTGTGACTGTTTCCTTGTAGCGCCGCCGGGCAGTGTGTTCAGGGGCGATCTTCCAGCCCTTGCCCTGCGCCACCCGCACGGCGCGGCGATAGCAGGTCGCAAAACTCGGGCGCGCCAAACGCAGGTAGTCGGATTTCAGCCAGTCCATGAACTCGGGATCGACCTCGTCACGGGTATTGGCGCGCTTGGTAGCGCGGTGGCGCGGGGCCAGATAGGGCAAGCGATCATCGCGCCGCACACCCTCTATCATCGACAGCCAGTTCCAGACGCTGCGCGCGCCCACGCCCTCAGATCGTGCCACGCTCTGAACGGCCATATGCCGCCCCAACTGATCCTCCAGCGCGTCTACTGACTGGATGATCCGCAACCGGACGCGAGCCTTGTCCTGCGCGGCCTCGGGCAACCCCTCGAACCATCCCCATGCCGCGTCGCGATCCACGGCGGGCGCGGCAGGCGCGGCCGCTCGCGCCTTGGCCAGCAACGCGCGCTGCGCCCGCGCAGGCAGTGCCTTCCAATGGTATTCCCAGCCGCCCCCGCGACCGGCCCGCTTGCGCGCATAGCTGGGATGGGCGCGCAGGTTGATGCGCTTGACCCACGCCTCGACATTCTGCCGGGTTCCGGCCATGTCAGGCAGGCCCGCATCCGCAAGCTCTTGCGCGGTCCACCAGACCTGATCGGGGGCAAGCTCGGTCATGCGGCCCCCCGGCGTGACGTGAAGGCGGGCGCAGCACTCTCAGGCGCGGGCGTGTCGCGGTCAGCCTCGGCATGCTTATTCAGCGCCGCACCCTTGTTCTGCGCCTCCCAGACCTCGCTGGCGCGCTCCAAAAGGAAGCGCTTTTTCGCGGCCATCGGCGCGCGCGCCCATGCTTTATCGAGCCCTTTGAAGGCTGTTTCAACGGGGTCTTCAACCGGGGTGTCGCCGCTCGCCGCGTTGCGCTGGCGGCGTGCATCTGCCACCGATTTCGCGCGGCCTTCGGACAGCGCCGCAACCACGTCATAGCGCTCGACCGTCTCGCTGATCTTGGCGATCTCGGTCAAGTCTTTCAGGGTGACAGCCTTGGGCGCTTGGCGCAGCATCATGATATCGCGCGGATCAAGGCAGCCGCCAGCGGCCACGATCTTGCGCACCTGCCGGTCGGTCATTCCGAACTTTTCGGCAGTGGCCGTGGCGAATGCGACGGAACCGAGTTCCGCCGCATCCCACCGTTTAGCCGCGAGTGCAGAACCGACAGCATGGCGGGTCTCCGGGTGCAGCTTTTCATAAATCCGCTTGCGCGCGGCCAGGAACACCGCCGTGTCCAAGGGCGACAATTCCGCACCGGCGATATTGTCGTCGATCTCCATCAACCGCGCCCAATCGTCGGTCACATCGGCCCAGACCTTGGCCTCGATCTCAGACCAACCAAGGCGCTTTGCGGCTTCCAGACGGTGCCCGCCCGCGATCAATACGAGCTTGCCGCCCTTTTTCTGGCGCAGGTGCACCGCGTCTTTCATCACGCCGGTCTCTTCAATGGACGCCATGATGCTCTCGACACCAGCTTCCGACACCGGGCGCAGCCGGTTCGAAATCTCAATCTCGGCGACCGCAACACGGTCGATCTGCATCAGGCGGGGGGCTTTTTTCTCTGCCATGCCCGTTACCCTGCCATATCCCGGCCAAGCCGGTTCGCATGGCTGCGACACCCGTCGCACAGCCGGTTGTGAATGCCATCGCTCCAGAACGCGGCTTCGCAGCACAGGCAGGCACGGAACTCCGCACGCTTGCGCGCATCAAGCGCGTCCTGCATTCGCTTGCGCTCACGCTCTGCGGACAACTCATTCGCCCAGAACGGGCTGACCCGCTCGCCATCCGAATTGATCACCACGAACGCGCCGCGTGTCTTTGCCACTCTGTAATCGCGTGTCATGCCCGCCCCCCATAGGTGATGGCCAGCATCTCGGCGCAATGCTCCAGCGCGCCCAGTTCCTCCAACTCGATCAGGTCTTCGACCAGCCGCATGCGCAGGACGGGCAGACCGATCCCGGAGACGCCGGGGCGGCGCAGCGTGGCAAGGGTCTCACGCACCCGTGCGAACCGTTCCTCGACGCCCATGGCAGGGACGAGTGTCGGCCCCGCGCTCATGACAGCACACCGGCGGCAATCACGCCCAGAGCGATGGTCAGGGCAAGGCAGATGACGCCGATCACGTCCCCGACCCAATGGTCGTTCAGGCCGCGCACGGCCCGCGTCAAGCGGCCACGCGCACGTGGCGGGCGCGAAGAATGCACCATGGTCAAACCTCCTTTTCCGGTGAAATTTCGTCCTGATCATCCAGAACGGCGTCGATCAGATTGGCGCTGACAATCGTCGCCAGCAGCTGCTCGGCCAGTTGCGCAGGCAAGATGCCGCGCGCCTTGGCTGCGGGGCCAAGGCCGTCAACCACAGCACGCCCGACTTTCAGTCGCGCGCCAGCCGCCGCATTCGCGTAGTGTAGCAGCGAGCTGACCTGGTATGTCGTGACGGTTTCTCCGACCTCTGCGAAACGCCGCGAGATCTCGGAGTGCGACAGGCCCTGCGCACGCAGCGCGCGGCAGGCGGCAGATCGGCTGGGATAGCCAAGGACAGGGCGCGCGGCAGCCATCAGGCACCGCCTTTCGGATCGCGGTCCCGGCGCGGGGTGGTTTTTTCTTCCTCCCGCGCCGGGCGCTCCTTACTGTCGGACGTGCCAACAAACCGATGGAGGAACCTAATGAACGATCTTTCCGAGCGCGTCGCCCAGCTCGAAGCCGATAACCGCATGCTCACGGACAGGCTGGCGCTTCTGCAAGAATTTGTGATGATCACACTCATGGAACTATCCGAAGAGGACGCGCGCAATGCGCTGCGCGAGGTCATCGCGGGCAGGATCGCCAGCTACAGGCACGCCGTGGTCCCGGATCAACTCGGCGATCTCCAGAACCTCATGCGCGCGTTCCAGGCGGCGGAGGTGGCGTTTCTCGACAAGCGCCGCTGACATCTCATCATCAAGCGCGCGCAGGCGCGCTTTCGTCTCCCCGTCAAACTCGTCCCACGCGCGGCGGGGAAACAGCAGCGGTTTGTCGTCTTGCGCGTCGTCCATCACGCGACCCTCCTTGATGTTTTGGATTTGGATGCCGCCTCGGGGCGGGGAATATCGCTGGGCCAGTCCAGATCGTCGGGCCAGTTCTCGGCGAACCAGCGCCCGACCCGTAGTGCCGTGGCGGTGCGGCAATCGCCGCCCGCGATCAGCTTCTTGAAAAAGTCGCCCTTCCTCAGGGCGCGATAGGATATCGCGAAATGCGTCACGCCCTGATGGGCGGCAAGCGTCTCTGCGAGTGTGATCAGGCTGCTCGGTGTCATGTGGATATAATGGCTAAGTTTAGCCAGCTTGACAAGGCTAAATTAAGCCATTGTTGCGAGATTAGCTAAACTAGGCTAAAGAGCCACATGGACCCGATTCTTTCAGAGATAGAAAAAGCCCTTGAAGATAAGGGTTTAAGCGCGGCTGCAGCGTCAAAAATGGCCGCTGGGCACTACTCTTTGATCAAGAACATGAAGGCGTCTAAGGCGGGCGGGAAACGTTACAGCGTTGAAACGCTGGAGAAACTCGGAGAGGTTCTTGGGTTAGAATTCTATTTTGGGCCGCCGCGCGGCGCGACACAGGCCCCGACCACCCTGATCAATGGGGCAGAATTCGACACGATCCGCCGCTTCGATGTGTCGGCGGCGGCGGGCGACGGCATGATTAACCCCGAAGGCGACCCGGTCGATCACCTGGCATTCTCCAAACGCTGGCTGGCAAGCCAAGGCATCAGCCCCGGCGACAGCCTGCTGATCACCGTGCGCGGCGATAGCATGGAACCCGCCATCCACCATGGTGATCTCGTCATGATCGACCTGCGAAAAAAGCATATCCGATCTGGCAAGATATACGCATTCCGCGACGGCGACGCGCTGCGCATCAAACGGATCGAGGTGATCCCCGACACCGCCCTGATCCTGCGCTCCGACAACCCAAAGCACGCCCCGGAACACCGCGTCGGTGACGCGATGAACCACGTCAGCCAAAACGTCCTTGGCCAAGTCGTCTGGTCGGGGCATAATTGGGGGTGAATGTAACCACTATCCTTAGGTGTTTTCGATGGCCCCCATTTTCAGCACGATTTCTTTTTACCTCGCGTGGCTTTTTGTCATTATGGCCGTGGTCACTGTTTTTCAGGTTCCTTTCCAGCGGCTTTCCGGTAAGATCGACGCCGCGAAGGCAAGTGAGGAATTTAAAACAGGCGTCTTCGGCGGCAGCGTTATGGCTGTCATCATTTTCGGTGTTTCATGGTTTCTCGCGCCGTCGGCCAAGGTCAGCGCCGAAGAAGCCGCGCTGGCAGACGCTGGAACCACTTTGGCCGACTACAAACGCATGAGCGCCGATGGTCGCGGTGCCTATCTGGATCGCGTTCTGCCCGGCATCGCGCCCGAGGCTCTCGACTACAAGGAGCAGTAACGCAACTGTCTGGGCTATAATGCGCCGATCAAGAAAGAGGACCTGACCGCTTTGAAGGTTCTGGGTTGGTGTGACGCGGACCGGATCAACAACCCCGAAACCTTCGCGGGCTATTTCAACGACCTCGAAGCCAAGGATCATTCCGGGCTCGCGCGGTTCCATTGCCGTGACCGTGCCAAACAGGATTTGCTTGCGCCCGCGACAGCCGACTTCGCCATGTTCGACCGTAGCGAAAGGCATTTAGGATCGTGGGAATATCAAGTCTATGGCACGGTCGAAAGTGACAACGCATTCGGGGTCACTTTCGCCTTCCGGTTCTACTGCACTCTCCAGTTCAAGGGCGACAGCGATCCCGGCCTCATGCGCAACTGGTCGCTCACCAGCTTTGCCCTCGAGCCCGCGTAACCCGTAAAAAAGCCATGCATGTTCGCAACGGCAGCAGCGCGGCGTCGGGAATTCAAAAACCCTTTATTTTCAGAGCGATACTGCGAACATGCATGGCGGAGCCGAAAGGTGCATGGAACCGTGCAGGTTCCAATAGGTCCGCATCGGCCCCTATCTGTTGAAAACCCCTTTGAAACAAGGCTTCAACGCTGCATTTAAGAGCGCGCAATCACCGCCCGATAGGCCGCCACGAAGCCGTTTTTCGCATTTCGTGCAAACAACGCGCACGCACCGCGCCAAGCGCCCGACGCCCCACAACCCCCTGAAAAAGCGCCCCTATCCGCGTTCTTCCTAGATTGCCCGCCCTCTTCCGGTATGTGCAGATATCTTTGTCAACGCACACCTATGGGCCGCTGGAAGTGTTGAAAGGCGTCAGCCTTGCGGCGCAGAAGGGCAATGT